CCCCGCATAAGCGCTAAACTCTAATCCTTTAAGTAGCAGAGCCAGAAATGTATTTTGCTCTTCTGTCTGTTCATTTGTAAGGTTAGCATACGCATCAACAACAGGTAGACCTTCATCATCCAGAGATATAACCAAAGAGACTGAATTTTTGGGAAGGTATTTAGAATTCATTTTTTATTCCTTTTAGCCAATTTGAAAAAGTGATCTGCATCCACAACCGCCAATGGCTTCTTCTGGTCAGCCTTAATTATGGCTAGTGGAGTAGCGCCCTTGGGGCAGTTGCTGATGGCCTGTTCCATCACTTTATAAATCGCATTACTTTTATTGTTTTTGCATTCCACTGAGTATGGAAAGCAGCGTCTTGCGGCGGGTGAGAACAACAGGTCTTCTCCAGATGCCCCCATGCTTGTAGAGCGGATGTCTCCGTCTTCTAACTTAGGGAAAGTGGAGTAGAGCCTGTCTCTCACCCATTGCTGCAGGCGGCGACCTTTTGCTTTCGCAGACTGCGGGGTTATTGCCATTTAAAGTTCCATGCCCTCATACTGGACATACCAGTTTTTCTTAGGCTCTTTGGCCTTTGACATAGGTTGTGGAAGTAGCTTGGCTTTGGGCCAGCATGACTTTTTAAAGTCGCACCAGTTACAAGATGCAGGAAGCTTTTTAGAACCTGTGTACTTCTTATTGAAAAAATCATCGACAGGCTCAAAACCCCTATCAAACGACCAATCATCTTTAAGAGCAGTGGCCTTCATCTGCATATCCTGCAGAACTGTATCCTTTTCATCTTTAGAAAAAGCAGCATCCATCACCAGAACCTGTCCAGTGCTTTTGCATACTACAATCCAGCCGCCTGCTTTCTTACTTTTGGCTTCTGAATAACCAACTAGCTGACCAACATAACCAAAGTCATCATTAGCTTTTAAGGCAGGTAGCCCCATCTTCCACTTGCGTTCAAAGGCAAAGGGAGAACAGGACTTGATGTCATAGACTTTGTTATCAATCTCAACATCATCTTCGCCTTTAACGGTTGTACCTTCTAACTCCAGTACCACCTTATCTTTACTGCCCGTGATGTTGGCTTTGGCGATTTTAAGGATCACGTCCATTATGCATTCAACAGCGTCACCGTGCAGCATCCGCATAATGAAGTTATAGTCTTTGCGTTCCTTCTTAGCGCCGCTTTTAGCCATCTGTAGCTGGCACAAGGGCTTACCAATGTTGGACATGCGAAGACGAAAGTCTTCATCCTCACGCTTGGCAAACTGTCGGCGTAAGGCATCTTTGAATGCCTCACCCGCTTCTTCTATCCAGCTATCATCAATATCCAGCGTATCGCCTTCGTTGTTAGATAGCTGGTCTAAGACCTTGTGTATGTCAGCTTGCAGGCTCATGCTACGTCTTCAAAATCATCGTCAAGACTTTCGCCCAAAGCTTTGATGGCCTTGGTATCGAGGCTGCCCTGCTTCATCTTCGCAAAATGTTCTTTATCGATGTATTTGTTTTCGTCACGAATGGTTTGTGCAAAAACCTTCATTGTTTCAAAAGCATCACGATCAAGCGCAAGCTTGTTGTTAAGAAGCGGCTTCCAGTGGATCTTAAAGAATACTGTTTCACCAACCTTCATGCGCTCAGTAGACATTTCAGATTGGTAATCGTGAAGACGTGCGCCTTTTGGCAGAACATTCATATATTCATTAAAAAACCCGCCGTAATTCGTGCTGCCTTTACCAAAGTAAATAGCTGGTTGGTTTTCAATTTTAACAGGCGAACCGTCTAAGGTATGACCGTCCATCGTAACCAATCCACGAACCACACGCCGTTGGCAGTCTTTGTATTTCTGGCGTAATTCTTTATCTTCGGCACGAACTTCCCACTCAGGCATTCCACACGCTATACCGCCAGCCGTATCACGGGCTTCATCCCGCAAATTATTACAGACCAGTGATTTTGTAAGCTTATCGTCTTCCCACAAATAATACTGAATGTGGGCCATAAGAGGCCTGAATAAAGGCTTCTTTGCGTAGACAATCCCTTCGGGCATATGGAGCCGAAACTCACCACGGGGCATTACGTTTCCATCATCATCATCTGGTGAATGCTGGTGATCAAATTTTGGTACACGAACTAGACCGTCACCAGAATCTCCGCTCCTTGCGGAGCCTAAAATATCGGAGAATTGTTCTAACTCGTAGCCATCAACTGTTGTTATATCGTTCATCTAGGAACCTTTCTTTATTGGAACTTATATTGTGGCATAACTAAGTGGCACAAGTCAATCATATTCGACTTGATCCAGCCAATTTTTGCCGCCTGATATTTCAATTTCTAAGGGCAGGGCGAAGGTGTAATTCCAACGCTGTTCAGCCTCTTTGATTACGTCCACCATAGCCCATGTCAGGGCTTCTTTAACTTTCTCAAGTTCGCCGGGATAGACATCTGAGACAATTGAGTCGTGGACGGTGAGTATCAGTTTAGAACGTAGGTTAAGTTCTCTGAACTTGCGAAGCGCACGAACACAGGACAGTAGCATCAAATCTGCCGCAGAGGATTGCACAGGGTAATTTACGATCTGTGTGTAGTGGCTGGTGCGGCCCCCACGCTTACGAACTACGTTAGGCCAAAAGAACTGTCTTCCCGATGGAATCTGAACAATACCGTTCTTTAGAACTCCGTCTGCAAGCCTACGGTGATACGCACCCAGACCTTCATAAATCTCAAAAAAAGTTGAAAAATATGATCGGACGTGATCTGCCTCTCCAGCGCCTAATCCCCCATAAATCGGCGCAAAACTGAATTTCTTCGACGCCTGGCGGCGGTCTTTTGTCACTTCATCTTCACTGCACTGGTAGATGATAGATGCAGTCTGTTTGTGTAGATCCTTGCCTGTCTTAACATCAGATATGATCTGGGGGTCACGGGATAATTCCCCAGCCAAAACGAATTCAACAGAACTGAAATCACTTTCAACGATGATTCCGTTTTCAAATCTACTAACGACAGCCTTACGCACAGGAAACCCACGCTTTGGGGCGTTCTGCATATTTGGCGAAGTACTAGATAGTCGGCCTGTTGCCGTGACATGCTGGGTAAAATTAGTATGCAGAATACCATCTGCCCGTGTCCAATTTTCAAACCCCTTAACGAAAGAATCTAAATACACACTGACTGCGTTAAGCCTACTGCTCTTAGTCAGGAACTCAACGGCGGTATCATTGCCCTTGGCCTCTGCCTGCGAGATTAAACGCTGTATGGTAACCTTGTCGGTCTTAAATCCATTGATAGAAGCATCAGAAGGCATGGTAGGGTTAAGACGTAAGCCTGCTACCTTACCATTAGGCTGATAGAATGCACCAACACCCGCACAGGAAGGGCATTTAGACAGATTCTTGTAGGCTTCGCCTTGAACACGATACTTCTTACCGTTCTTTTGACGGGTCTTCTGTTTATACTTCTGTATATACGCCCTACCATCACAGGCATCACAACAAATAGCATTGGTTTTATATACAACCCGTGTAGTAGCCCTTACCGCAGCGTTAAACTGTGATCTGTTCATTCTAGGCGGGAATAGAGGCTTGTTGTTGCTATCTGTGCCTATATTCCAGACCTGTTGATGATCATCACGATCAATAACCTCACGGCTGTAGACAACCCGTGTCATATCCTGACCGCTATTGAGATTTATGACGGTATCGCCCATCACTTGCTCAACAATTTCTTCTAGGCGCTTGGTTAATTCAGCTTGTTCTGCAAGAAACTCTTCTTTGATCCCTGCAAGTATATCCAGATCGACTTTAATGCCGTTGCCTTCTATCTCTACAAGAAACAGAAGCATTTCGTTTGTAAGCTTAATCGTTTCACTTAACGATTGGTTGCTTTCATGGGCTAGGTCATTCTGTTGGGCCAGATATATTTCAGCGCAGGAGATAACATCAGCTTCTGCATATTCTAGAACAGTATCCAGTGGCATTGCTTCAAAGCCCGTACCACTCTTAAAAAGTTCATCTACCAGATCGGATTTCTTGCGGGTTACATCCCTGCGTTCCGCTGTAGCTTTAAGCGATAATTCCTGCCTCTGGCCCTTTGCCAGTACATATTCGCAAAGCATTGTGCAGAATACGGTTTCTGGTATGTCGAAGCCCATTGCAATAAGCCAAGCAACATCAAACTTGGCGTTGTGTGCTACTAGCACGTCAGCCTGTTCTAACGAATGTTCTAACGCTTTTCGGCTATCAGGGATTTCTATTTCATTATGATGGAAGACAAGGTTAGTCACCTCATCTACCGTATCCCAACCAAGAAAACCAAAGTGCGCTGAGACACACTTATTTTGTGGATTGAAAGGACTATTATCAATCTTGCCATCAATTTTATTAACGGTGGTTTCTAAGTCGAGTACTAAGACTCTCATACTTTGAAGCCTGCCAGCTTTGCGGCAATCTTGGTTTGATTGAGAATAAAGGCGTTGATCAAATCAAACTGTTCATCCAAAAGATCCTTAATCTCAGGGGATGAGGTTTTCTTATACTCAGCTTTATTCTTCTCAAGAAGTTCGTAGAATTCTTTTAAATCATCTTCACTCAACATAGCGGCTCACCTCTGGTAGAATTACGCATTGAACGCAGCCGTGATACCCGCTGAGTTTGTTCTTACTGATGTTTAGAAAACGATCATGGTTAGGTGAGTTATCGTCACCATCCCCGTTATGCTTACCAATACCTATGATAAGATCTGCCTCTGCGGCCTTACCTGTCTTTGAGCCTTCAAGCATAGAGAAGTCGATACGGGTACGGCCCTCTGCATCTGCAGAAGCTTGGCTTACACCTAGCAGGGCAGCATCATGTCTCTTAGCTAGTTCCCGTAGTGACCTATAAAGTTCACGAATACGCTCATGGCTGGCGTTATAGTTACCAGCAATATTAATCTTGTCTGCTTGGTCTACAACTATAATATCAGGCTTAATCTTCTCGCAATAAGAGTTGATCGTATCTAGATCCCACTCCTGAACATCTTTCATTATCAGGCGGTCTTTGATCGACAGGTATTTACTCATAGCCAGATCAGGATTGTCGGCTATCTGCTCACGGGTCATACCTGAACAGGCTTGTATTGCCCTCAGTTTAGTACGGGTAGTTTTCTCTTCGTTGCCTAAGTAGAGAACCTTTGCACCTTGTTGGCAAAAGCCGCCAGGGCCTGCAACTATGCTGATAACAAAAGCTGACTTACCTGTTTCAGGACGGGCAAATACTATCCCAAACTCCGATGGCCCAATGCCATAGACGTTACGGGCAAGCGTTTCTATGTTAAACTTCCAGCGGTTTTCATCTGAGGTTTCCGCTAGTAGTTCATAAATATCGTCAGTAGTTGGTTCACCAAAGTTGTCAGGCATGTAGCTGTCTTTGGTGCGCTCAAGTAATGACTGCAGGCGTGTCATAGCTGACAGGTCACCCTCAGACATATTAAGACCAAGATTGGCAATATCTCTGCCTATCTCACGCCGCCAGAGGTTTTCAATTATGTCAGTAGCTATGTCAGGGGTGATAGGATCTGCATACTTGAGTTCATCAATCGTATCACGAAAATCACCAATCTCTGAAGTAGTGGCGACAGGGTTTTCAGATAACCAGATTCCGTAGAGGTCATCTGGAGTTATATCCGTATCGTACTTGCTATGGGTTTCGCCTAGAAGATTGTATAGGCTTCCCGTTTCATCTGAAAATATTGATCTTCTCAGCCGGGGTTTTGTGCTGTTGTAACAGTCTTTAGTTAATAATGTTTTTAATAATTGTATTTCCATTCTGCTCTCCCTTGCTCTGTGGCATAGTTAAGGGCAGAGTAATAGCAGAAAATGGACATAAAAAAAGCCCCAATCTTTCGATCAGGGCATCTTTCTTTTAAAACTGTTCTAAAACAGGATGTTAGCTGTTCCTAAACTTCATGGACTTGATGTCGGGGGTTTGATCACCTCTGCGCTCTTTCATATCCACTTGGTGAAATACAACACGCTTGTTGCCTTTCACGATAGAAGCAATTGCTTCTTGAAGTTTCTGTTGCTCTTCTGCAGCCTCTAGGAAACCACCCTCAATATCGTAGTCTATTACTACAATCCCTCTAGCTTTCATTATACCATTCCCTTCACTTTAACGTCTGTACTGGCGACATAGACGAATAGTTGTTTACGCAGCCGATTGCCTGCGCCTCTATTTTAAATTTTCAATATGTTCAAGAAAAAGCTGGAGGTGCTGTTGGAGGAAATTTCCATTTCAAATATCTGCAAGCTGTTTTAAAAATTATTGCAGGTAACACTTTTCTATTAATCCGTAGATGTTTATTTTCCATATTTAATAACCTCGCTTATCTTGTCGGGTGATAGATACTTTAAATCTACCAGAGTCAATCGTACCTGGGAGTTATACCCAAGTACACCTAACAGAGACACTGCCTTAGTACTTGCGTCATTGTCAAGAACTAATGTTACTTTTTTATAATTACTAATGGCTCTTTTAATGCTTTTAGTAATGTTCGTACCTAATAGCGCAACACCAGTAAGACCTGTTACGTTTGATACCGCACATGCAGAAGCTACATCTTCGACCAGGATTGCATGATCACCGTTACCTACATGTATTCCTTTAGATAGTTCACCGTAACTCCACCACTTAGAACGTACAGGCCTCATAGAACGTCCTACAGCGCCTGTACTGTCTTTGTTATAGAAAAGTACCCTACTTTCTTTAGGGGCATAGCGAATCTTTATATCGCCTCTAAGGAATGCATCATAACTGTTAACCTTTTTAAGGTAAGATAAAGCTGTATCACTGTTTGATACATTCGTTGTGATTGTTGGAATAGGTTTAGGTTCGGGCTTATGTCTCTTGATAGCAGAACCAGATAGTCTAGCCTTTACCGCATCAAGATTACGCTCACCTGAATGTGCGCCTTTAACATTACAGGATGCTCTATAACAATTCCAGACAAGCTTACCATCAAACTTATCTAGCGTGAATTTGTTCTTACCACCACAGAAAGGACAGTCGGTTGTTATCCGACTGCCTTCTTTGATTGATAAGGTTTTAACCCATTCTATCTGCTCACGATAACTAGACATCAAAGTGATCCCCACAATCTCTGCATAGTCTTGTGAATTTTAAGGATGGGCCTATTTCTCCTAGATACTTCGGGAATTTTGGCCCCTTGCATGTGTACATTAATACAGTTGCAGGCTGAGAGATAAGTACTGGTATTGTGCAGTATTCACATAGAAAGGTAGTAGGGCTTATATAATCTTCTTTGCCCTTTAAATCTTCTTGCTCTTTATTCATTGCCTTGTGCCTCTTAGCTAGGTGCTATTACTAACCCTAGGCGGGTTAGCCGCAGGCTATAGGCATTTTGATATAAGTCAAGCACATTATTATGTGGCAGAGTTATGGGCCTATTAACCTTTGGCGTCTATAACTCATTGTTTTAATTGAATAGTCTCATAACCTGAAGGTCGTAGGTTCAAATCCTACTCCCGCAACCAAAGCCAATAAAAACAATAGGTTAATACCCAGAGTTAAGTATAGTACATAAAAGTATCCGAAATCGTATGTCAAGAAATTAAATGTACTGATTCTGGATAGCTTTATAAACGGCTTGCTGCCGCTCTTCATCATCCATTGAACGAATGACATCTTTACGGGGAACCAGTGCATCCCAGCTTACGGGGAACAACCCTCTTACGATATCACTGATTTGATTTGCAATCACTTGGCTTTCAAATTGGCTATCTGATGCACTTCTTAGGCCTACCATTTTAGATATAGCTTTGACCGTACCACTCCATATCCATCGTGCCATCATATTTTGAGGTAATACCATCCTAGCCATTTCAGGGGCTACACCAGCCTTTAGCAGGCCGTTATATGCATCCCGACAAGCATACATAGCCCGCCCTACAGGAACACTACCGCCTATCTCTACAATACCATCAGAACCTTGCTTGGAGTTCTTCGGACGCCCACGCCATTTCTTTGGGATATAAAACTCAGGTTCATCATCGATATATCTACGGCTCTCTTGGTTCCACGGCATGTATTCGTGTTTCTGAAGCTGGGCGATAACAAACAACGGTGCATAGCATCTGAAAGTTACAAATGTATGATTGAATGGGCTATGATGATTATGATCAGCCAGATATTTTATTAGATTCCTATCCTTATCATGCAGGATAGGCAGTAGTGGGTTTCCATCTGCCCCTGAGTATCCCAATGGCTTAGATTTCTTTGAGTAGGATACCCGTGCAGCATCACAGACTGAAAGGTCTGTACCGCAATGATCTACATATTCTACTGTTATTTCTGCTACCACGGCGGCTCTCCATTTTCATCTAATTCAACTTTTCTAAACTCATATGTACGGGGAAGCTTCTTTTCTTCTTCCACCTTCTTGAGTGGCACTACACCTAACATATCTAGGTGGTATGCTAAATGCGAAAGTTCCTTACTTTCCATCAGTTTTCCTTAACTCCACACGAATTGCCTTAACCAAGTCGATCAGGCGTTCAGTTAATTGCTGGGGTGGATGTTCAATCACACGCTGTAATTCAGCTTCGAAGGCTGCTCTGGCCTCATTTACGTTCATCATCCAAACCTCTTGTTTATACCTGCAGCGGCAAGCTTTCTTGTAGGCCTTACATAGATAGAAAGAACGTCACGGCTCTGGTGGCCCGTTACAGAACGTAATTCGTCCTCAGTACAGCCAGCTTCTGCCATTTCAGTTGCACCTGTGCGTCTAAGATCTCTCAGTTGTAACTCAGAGGGTAAGCCTGCAGCGTTTCTAATACGACAGAAGACTTTATTGTACTGTCTACGGTCATACGGCTTGCCTGTCTTTTCGTAATACACGATCTGATCATGCCAGTTGCTTGGGGATACAGATTGCATCCGCTCTAACAGCCGTGGAGAAGCAGGGATATCCACCCATGTCTTATTCTTTTCTTGCTCAAACCCAAAGATCTGATCACGAAAGTCCTGCCAAGTAAGTTGGCGCATATCTCCTGGCCTCTGGCATAGGTCATAGCAAAGCAAAGCCATAGTACCCAGAGAAGGGAAGCCCATTTCATCTGCTTTATCGACAAATGCATGGACTTGCTCTGGTTCCCATAGAACAGTACGGGCTGGCGTCTTTCGTAGACCCATATTCTTAAATGGATTGACTTTTGTTAACCCAAGACGTTGGCCTACTGTCCATATGCGTCTGAGTACCTTACACACATGGTTCGCTCTGTGCATACTTACGTCTTTACATAGCTGTGAGTACAAATACTCTGCATGTTTTACAGAAATATGCTCTATCAACATGTCCTGTAACAGCTTGGGTGACTCACTAACCCGTAATCTAAGTGTACCCCGCAACAACTGGTCGTAGGTTCTTTTAGAGTTGTCGGTTAGCTTATTCCAACTGTTAGTTTGCTTATACTGATTAACTAAGCCACCAACCGTGCGCTCATTAATATGAACTTCACGCTTAATGTTTCTTTTGTAGTCGGTATACTGATCCGCAATACTGATTGCTCTCGCAGTAGCATCTGATTGGTCAGAAAACTGCTCATAGTAAGCACCTATAGCTTCTTTGACGTATTTAGGTGGATTAACCACCCAGATCTTATGTCCACTCTCTAATGTTTTCCTTCGCAGGTATTTTATATGCGCCATATCAGTCTCCCAAGGTTATGAGGCTGATACCATGTAGCTGTGTGGCACAAGTAAAGTCAATTAATAAAATAGTAGTTGCATTATATAGTGTATTAGATATAGTGAATCCGCAGGCATCCTCCCAGCCTGTCTCTTCCTTGCTAGTAGCAGCCCCCTGTCGATTCGTTGGCAGGGGGTTTCTTTATGCTGATGCTTAAAGTGACAAGGTGCTATAGGTTCTATAGGAACCTGTCACAATAAGAAGTGTGGTTTTCAAACAAAAAAGGCCCCAAAGGGCCTAATTTAAAATACTCTGGCGTCAAACGTGTTTATACCTGAACAATAATGGGTGTTTCATATAGGTCTTGTAGATCTTCGTTAAAAGGTACGGCAACGGCAGAGCCGTCCAAAATTACTATTGCTTGGCTGTTGTCGGTTTTAGTGTCTTCTGAGGCATCCAACAACGCCTCTCCCAACTCCCTAGCTTGCGCCTGGCTTAGTATCATACGATTCTCCGATTTTTTGAATGTTCTCACTCTGTTCTAATTTTACTCTGGCGTCAAGATATACCTATACCTAAAACACCAGGTATCTTTATGATATCGTATCCCTTAAATCAACAACTAATAAGCGCATCCAGGCGGGCATAATAAATTCTTTTTTATGTGCTTTTTATTTGTGCAAATTTGCGCTTGATTGCTTGGCTTTTTTCGTTTCTATTGGGTGGCAGATCAAGGGGCGGGCTTAACCAACCCAAAAGACAAAACCCCAAGATCTGCAAAAATCTAAAACGAAAAGGAAAACCAAGAAATGAAACTTTTAGACACAAGCGCAAGCAATACAAAAGTGAGAAAGAGCCAAAAAGAAAGCGGGTTGCGGATTGCAAGCCTGTCTTTATATCCCAATGATTTTATATGTAGCGGGGCAAAGCTTGCCGATTGCATGAAGCCTTGTCTTAAAGATGCGGGATTTGGCATCTTTGATAATGTAAAAACGGGGCGGCAATTAAAAACAGAATTCTTTATGAAAGATCCCAACGGTTTTGTTGATCAAGTAAAGCATGAAATTTTTAATTTCGAAAAGCTTTGCAAAAAGAACGACGAAAAGCCCGCTTATCGTTTAAACACAATAAGCGATATTGATTGGACAAAATACGGGATCCCGCAAGAATTCCCGCAATCGTATTTTTTAGATTATACAAAGGTTGCGGCAAGGCTTGATAGAACCCCGCCAAATTATGATCTAATCTTTTCATATTCTCAAAACCCCGCCTATCAAAAGCAAGTGAAGCGGGCTTTGTTAACTGACAGGCCCGTTGCTGTAGTCTTTCGGGGCTTTGTGCCTGTCGGTTCTTATTTCTTGGGGCGGGAAATTGTAGACGGTGATTTGTCCGATATCAAAAACCAAAAGCAACAGGGCAAAATTATCGGGCTAAAGCTTAAAGGCAATGAAGCCAAGAAAAGCAAAAGCCTGTTTATTGTAGAACCAAGCCAAGCAAGCCCTGCCCCTTTTGCAATCGCTGCAGAATAGGGGCGCTATGAAAATCTTTTATACTGCCTTGGGCTTTATTGTCTTTTGGTTATGGGCTTTAGATCTTTTATTTTGAAAGATTAATAAAGGGCCTTTACTAAATTGTGAAAATGAAATAACAAGGGGCAGGGCAAAAGCTTTGCCCCTTAACTTTTAGACAAAAGGAACCGACCAAAAATGAAATTTACAATTATTTGGCGCTTAGAAGAAAACGGTGATTTTTTTGAGCAAAATTTCACCCGCAAAAAATCCGCTTCTTTAGCAGTTAAAACATGGCGCAATGTTTGGGGATTGCATGAAAGCGACTGTCTTGTGTTTGAAGTAAAAAAAGCGGGGGCGGTTTAATGACAATTGAAACGCTAACAAGCCCGCTTTTTATGACCGCCTTTTTTGCTGTTGCTGTTTTCGTATCTTGGGCAATTGCTGCAGTAATTACTGCCTTGCAAGATAGAGCAGACCGCAAAAAGCTTGATGCAATTTCTGCAAAATATGCAGCAAGACGGGCTGCGGATGATGCAAAACATGCTGCATTTATGGCAGAAATAAACCGCAAAATTAATCCCTAAGATTTTAGCCCTTAGCCCCTGCAAATTGCGGGGGCCTTGGGCTGCAATCTTGCAGCAATAAACCTAAAAAAAGGAACCGACCAAAATGCCTTATGATCTTATGATAACTGACAAAACCCCCCGCACAATGCTTACGCAAGCGGATCTTTTCGATAAATGCCCTGCAGCATTTACCCCAAGCCCTGCCCCTAAAACGTCAAAAAATTATGATTTTGTTGATACAATGCAGGCCGTTGAAATACTGCAAGATCATGGCTTCAAGCCCGTTTATGCGGCGCAAAGACCATCACGCAAAAGCGCAAACATTCCTTTCGCAAGCCACTTGATAGCCTTTGCTCAAGATCTTGAAGACGAGCAACATAGACCAGAAATATTGCTTTGGAATTCGCACGATGCATCACAAAGCTTGCGATTGCTTTCGGGCTTGTATCGTTTCGCTTGTGATAACGGCATAGTTTGCGGTGAAGGCCTGCAAGCCAAATTGCGGCATGACGGGGGGCAAACTGCAGGCTTTGAAAAGCTTGTTAAAGACCAAGCCCAAAATATGCCCCTTGCAATGGCGCATGCGGATTTAATGAAGGCAACAAAGCTTGATATCAAGCAACAGCAAGATCTTGCAAGGCAGGCTTTAGATTTACGCTGGAAACAAATAGATAGAAGCCCCGACACGGGGGCCTTTTGGGATAGCGTTACCATGATACACGCCAACCACCCAAAGCGGATTGAAGACGCAAGCCAAGATTTGTGGACGGTATACAACAGGCTCCAAGAAAGCATTTTGGGGGCAGGCCTGCCGATCATATCTCGAAACGCAAAAGGCATAAAAACAAGATCCGCAAGAGCGGTGACAGGCCTTAAAGAAATTGTGCGATTAAACCAAGGCTTGTGGGATATCGCAGAAAAGGCTGCAGCATAATGCGGGGCTTTATATCCGATCTTATCGGGGGGCTTTGCTTGTTTGGCATAATGATCATGCTGCAATTTGCCCCGTTTCTTTTCACTTAGTCTTTAGCCTTTAGCCCCTGCCTTTTGGCGGGGGCCTTGGGCTGCAGATTTTGCAGCTTTTATCTAGCAAAAGGAACCGACCAAAATGAAAATTACAAAAGAAACAGTAAAAATTTTACGCACCGAAATAAACGCAATGTTGCAAGATCTTGGGGCCTTGCCTTGCCTGCAGCATTTAGAAGGCTTGGACATATCTGCAGGGCATTGCCGCTTTGATCAAGATCAAGCAGATTTTAAACTATCAATCAAAATTAAGGGGGCCAAAAGCCAAAGCCAACAGGCCCTTGATCTTTATGCCGATCACTATGGTTTGGACGTTTCAAAGATAGCAAAAGAGCAAGGCAAAAGCTTTGCCCTTATTGGCTATAATTACAAGGCCAGCAAATACCCGTTTGAATTACAAGATTTAGCAACGGGCAAGGAATACAAAATAAGCCTTGATCATGCAAAAAGCCTTTTCGCAAAGGCGGTGCAAAATGCGTGATCTTGTTCTATCGCTTTATGATTTTACAGGGGTTGCGCTGCAGCCTTGGGTGAATGCAGGTTATGGGGGCATTGCTTTCGATATACAACACAACGGCGCATCTTGTGAACATTATCAAAACGGGGGCTTTATGGTTAAAGCAAAGCTTGATCTTTACAGCCCCGAAACAATGCAAGATATTGCTGCAGAATATACGGGGCGGGTTGCTTTAGTTTTAGGCTTCCCGCCTTGCACCGATCTTGCAGTATCGGGGGCGGCGCATTTTGCAAAGAAACGGGCAAAAGATCCCGCTTTTCAAGATAAGGCTGCAGGCCATTGCAAAGCCATTGCAGATCTTGCGGCAAAGCTTGATTGCCCCTTTATGATCGAAAACCCCGTAAGCGTATTATCTACGTTGTGGCGCAAGCCCGATCATACTTTTCACCCGTATGAATTCGGGGGCTATATCCAAGACCAAGATGCAATCCACCCGCAATGGCCCGATCATATCCCGCCCCGTGATGCATATAGCAAGAAAACCTGTCTTTGGACGGGGGGCGGTTTTGTTATGCCTGCCCGATTGCCTGTAAATTGTGAAAGTTTTGGGGCTTCAAGACAACACCGCAAGCTTGGGGGCAAAAGCTTGAAGACTAAGAACATAAGAAGCGCAACGCCTAGGGGCTTTGCCCAAGCGGTGTTTGAAGCAAATGAGCCTGCAATAAAATTCACCCAAGCTATTAATGAAATACAGGCTGCAGAATAAGGAACCGAAACCATGAAAATGAAAACAGAAAACTTTCTCGAATTATGCAGCGATATTGCAGGGGCTTGGCTAAATGATGCATATCTTGACGACATATATGAAGAGCAAGAAAACGGTGACGAAGTATACACCGAAGACGCACAAGACCGCTTCAATAATATCTTGGATCTTGTAGAGCAGATCTTGGAAAATAACGGCATCACAAAAGAATAAACCCCCAAGCCAAAACCAAAAGATGAAAGCCCTGCTATTAATTTAGCGGGGCTTTTGCTTTGGGGCATAATAAAGGGCGGCAATAGGGGGCGATCTA